AGTGGTGCTACAATAAACTGGATAAAGCAAGACTGGGAAAGCAGTTGCTCACCTGGTGATAGAGAAGAGTGCGAAGCTGTTTGGAATGCAGTATGGGGAAATACAGTGCGCTTTGCAGTGCTATACGATAATCTAGCAAGCGAAAGTGAACTTGATACAAACTACAGTGCGCAAGAAATAAACAAAATTGAAGATCCAAGTTGGATTGTTTTTCCCTGGGAAGAATGGTGGAAACGTTGGGATCCAAATGAGGAGATAATGAAATGAGCAAAGTTAAAGTAGCAGAAATCTTCTACAGTTTACAAGGTGAAGGCAAGTGGGCAGGAGTTCCTAGCGTATTCTTGCGCAGCTTTGGTTGTAACTTTGAGTGTAGAGGCTTTGGTATGCCTGCTGGTGAACACACAGACAATCCAGAGCAAATTGCCAAAGATGTAGACAAGTTTTCCAAGTATGAAGACTTACCGCTCACTGAGTTTGGCTGCGACAGTTATGCAAGTTGGCACAAGGACTTTAAAAAGTTTAGTCCAGTTATGGAATCTCAAGACATTGTGCAACACATGCACAAATTGATTCCTAACAATCGCTGGAGTGATGGCAAACAGTTTGGACAAGATGTACACTTGGTTATCACAGGCGGTGAACCATTGCTAGGTTGGCAACGTGCTTGGCCTGGCATTATCAAATTGTGCAAACTTTCTGGATTGCAAAACATTACATTTGAAACAAATGGCACACAGCCACTAAGTGACGAGTTCTGTAAGTTCTTAAACGAGTTTACTGAGTTCGGACGTTACCGTGATCGACTTACATTTTCAGTAAGTGCAAAATTGCCTTGTTCAGGAGAAAAGTGGGAAGATGCTATCAAGCCTGATATTATCAAGCACTACCAAAGTCACGGACATACTTTTCTTAAGTTTGTTGTTGCTACAGAAGCTGATGTTCAAGATGTAGAACGTGCTGTTAGCGTGTACAGAGATAATGGATTTCATGGACCAGTATACTTGATGCCAGTAGGCGGCGTTCCAAATCAGTATCATTTGAATGTCAAAGATGTAGCAGCACTGGCAATGACAAAAGGGTATCGTTACAGCCCAAGATTGCAAGTAGATATATGGAAGAACGCATGGGGAACCTAACAGAAGAAATCCCACAGTGGATTAGAAAATATGCACTGGACAACAACTTTGGACAATTAGTTGTTGGAGTCAGCGGAGGCATTGACAGTGCTGTTGTATCAACGCTGTGTGCATTAAGTGGTGTACCAACATTGTGTTTGGTAATGCCTATTAGACAAAAAGCAGAACAAACTGACATGGGCATTGATCATTGCTTGCAGTTAAACACACATTACATGAATGCCAGTTTTGAAACTGTTGATCTTACCAAGGTGTTTGATGAATTTGAGAATCTTTTTCAAAATGCATACTCGCCACTGGCATTAGCAAACAGTCGTGCAAGATTACGCATGATGACACTGTACCAAAAAGCACAAACACACGGCGGGCTTGTAGTAGGAACAGGCAACAAAGTAGAAGACTTTGGTGTTGGGTTTTACACAAAGTATGGTGACGGTGGTGTTGACATTTCGCCTATTGCTGATCTAACAAAAACTGAAGTATGGGCATTAGGCAAGGAGCTAGGAGTTAGCAACGCAATCATTGATGCAAAGCCAACAGATGGACTGTGGGATGATGGTCGTACTGACAATGATCAACTAGCAGGGATGAGCTATAGCGATATCGAACGCTGTATGTCTATTCAAGAACAAGGTATTGATATAGAAACACTTAGCAATTATGACCAAGATTGTTTAGCAAAATATATTGAAATCAGAGAACGCAATTTACATAAAATGAACCCAATTCCGGTGTTCAGCAAATCAAAGGAGACTTAAAATGAAAGTAGGCGAACATATTATACACGCGGCGCGGAAACAAGCCGAAGGTGACATTGCAGTGCATCAAGCAAATATTGAAGTGTATAAAACCATGCCAGCAGGCATTGGCGAACATTCAGATATTACCGAAGCAGTGATTGCAGAGTTAAATAAACTAGCAGAAGCAGACGATAGACTGGAAATGATTAACAAATACTTTTCAGAATAAGGAACCACATGTTAGATAAACTAAAAAAAGCAATGGGCATAAAAGAAAAGCCTGTTGTGCCAGAAAAGAAAAAGCGTACAAAGAAAACCGATAAAGAAATAGCAACTGCTGCCGGTGAACCTTATGTTGCTATTCTCAGTATGGATGTTGACCCAGAAGATATAAACAATGGTGCATTTGAACTAGATTGGAACGAAAAATTTATTGCCAATCTAGTTCGCGCTGGCTATCAAGGACAGCCAAACGAGCCCGAGCATGAAATTGTTGATCGTTGGTTTCAAAATGTTTGCCGTAACGTAGTAATGGAAACTTACGAACAGTTCCAAGCTGATCCTGAGATTCGTTTTACGAGCAGTAGAGATCTTGGCAACGGTTACACAGAAGTAAAATAACTTGATACTGTACGTCAACGGTGATAGCCATACAGCGGGTGCTGAATGTACAAATAACCATGCATTTGCTTGTGATGATCCAAAACTGTTTATGATGGGAAGGCAGCCGCATCCGGACAATCTAGCACATTCGTGGAGTAAACTGCTAAGTCAACACTTGAGCTGTGCGCTAAAATGTGATGCGGAAAGTGCTAGCAGCAATGATCGCATAATACGCACCACCCGCGATTGGATATCTAATCATCACAGGGATAGTTATCGAACACTTTATATTATACAGTGGAGCACATGGGAGAGAGAAGAATGGCTTATAGACGGAGATTATTTTCAGGTCAACGCCTCCGGTATAGACGACGTTCCTTATTCTCATCAACAGTCTTACAAAGACTACGTCGCAAACGTAAATTGGCAACAAAAAACACAAGACGCTCACGAAAAAATATGGTCTTTTCATCAAGAATTAAACGAGCTGGGCATAAAGCACATATTCTTTAATGGCAATACCACGTTCTCTGGTATTCCAGATAGACAAGACTGGGGTAGCAGTTATATTGATCCATACGGAACTATTACATTTGACAGCGTTATCAGTGAGACATGCGAAACAGTTGCGCCAACAAGTTATCACTATGGCCCTGATGGGCATCGAGTGTGGGCGCAATATCTTACAAAATATATCGTTGACAACAAGCTGGTTTAGTGCTACAATAATAACATAATCAGCGAAAGGGTTGTTATGAAGTATCTACTTATTGACACTGCTAATATGTTTTTCCGCGCAAGACACGTTGCATTTCGTGCAAGTGATCCATGGGAGAAAGTTGGGTATGCATTGCATATCAGCATGGCAGCCATTAACAAGGTAGCCAAGCAGTTTGATACTGATCATGTGGTGTTCTGCTTGGAAGGGCGTTCATGGCGTAAGGATCACTATAAGCCTTACAAGGCCAATCGTGCAGCAGCAAGAGCAGCACTTACTGAGCGTGAACAAGAAGAAGAGAAACTTTTTTGGGACACCTTTGACGACTTCAATAAGTATTTGCAAGATAAGACAAATTGTAGTGTGCTTAGAGAACCTGACGCAGAAGCAGACGACCTAATAGCACGTTGGATACATTTGCATCCTGAAGATGATCATGTTATCATTAGCAGCGATTCAGACTTTTACCAACTGCTAGCAACGAACGTAAGACAGTTCAATGGCATCACTGATCAATTGATTACTATCGAAGGCATATTTGATGCCAAGGGTAAACAGGTGCTAGACAAGAAAACTAAACTGCCAAAAGAAGTTCCTAACCCTGAGTGGTTGTTGTTTGAAAAGTGCATGCGCGGCGATAGCAGCGACAATGTGTTTTCGGCATACCCGGGTGTGCGCAAAAAAGGTACAAAGAACAAAGTTGGTTTGATTGAGGCATTTGAAGACCGTGCCAGCAAAGGCTATGCATGGAACAACATGATGCTACAGCGTTGGACTGATCACGAAGGCAAAGAGCATCGTGTACTAGATGATTATCAACGCAATAGAGAACTTATTGATCTCACTGCACAACCCGATGCAGTTAAGGATCGTGTTGATCTAGTTATTATTACACAGGTAAGCAACAAAGACGTTGGGCAAGTAGGCTCAAAGTTCCTTAAATTTTGTGGTAAATATGAGTTGAATCGACTCAGTGACAATGCAGAGCAATACGGACGTTGGCTTAATCAAACATATCAAGGAGCATTAAAAGCATGAATGACACAATTGCAAGACCAATTGTTGACGGTGAATTTTGGATTCTCAAGGAGAATGACCAAAAAGTAGGCAGTGTAGAAAGAGCCAGAGGTGGCTACTTTGTGCGCACCAATGAAGGTGTAAAACAGTACAAATCCATACATGCACTGCGTGACATTGCCAAGCTCAACTTTGAAGATGCACCTGAAAAAGTTGCATATCCAGAGTTTCAAGTTAATGGATTTGAAACTGATGCAAAGCCGTATAATGCAGTATACAATGTTAAAACACGTTTGCCAATCTACACCAAAGAACCAAAGTCAAAGAGCTGGTATGCAGCAGGCTGGTATGAAATCACTGTCAACAACAAAACTACTATTGAGTTTTGTCCTAAACTGATCTTGCTTGAGCGTTATTTTTATCGCGGACCAGCAATGAGTGCAGATGGATTTACATTTAAGTGAGCGGACTTTATATACGCAAATTCATTGATCGTGTGCAAGCATGCGACAGCAAGGGTGTTAACGACTTTGTTTGGCCACTTGCTGATGCAAAGAACTTACACGGCGATATCACAAAATTGCTCCTGGACATTGAAGCACTACAGCAAGCTCGCAGCAACGAACAAATCACGCAAGTTGAGGTATCTGGTGGAGATTGGTAATGGATATTGAACCATATATTAGAACTGTGCATGACTATCCTGTATCAGGTGTAAAATTC